TTATCAGGAGATTGTAGAAGCTAATGAGCAATGAAGAAACATAAAGCTATAGCAATACCAGTTACGTTTGCGGGGGATACACCCCGATTTCTCACAGTCAGGGATAAACAATTTAAGGAGTGGATATTTGTAACGGGTGGGTGTCGACGAAGGGAAATATTCACACCATTACGAACAGCTTTGAGGGAGCTTGAGGAAGAAACGCGAGGGGTTGTTTCTTTGAAAGATGGCGAATATACCAGCTTTACCTTTAATATAAAGGAAAGTGCTACAGTTGATCTGGAATATACGGTATTCATTTTCTTTGTAGATTATTCAAAGGTCGATCAGTATAATCTCGTAAAAAAATTTAATGAAGAAAAATATAAAATGTATACAAAAAAAATACCGATGAAGCGTACATACGATGAAAATGATTTCATGAGTTTTGATACCTTACCCGAATTTAACTCTCGGCGACGATGGGAAAGAATTATACATCATGTTGTTGAGAATCCAGAGTTTTATGCTTGCGTGACTTCTCTCAATAGAAAAACATTCCATATAAAATAATGAAGTCGAAGAACTATATTCTTTTACAGATTAAACAAATACTCATTGATCATAAAGCCTACATGGATGAACGTGCTGATAAATATATAGAAGAAATAAGAAGTAAAACGGTATACGAATTGCTAACCCTTAAAAAGGAACTGTCTTTAGAGGATGAGGAATTGAGGGATGTATCATGTAGGGCTTCGATATGGCATGAAGAAGAGTATTAAAAAAATAAGACAACATACATATAAGTATGTTTAGAACATGGTGTCGAAAACAAGGTTTTTCAAATGGCTCCAATCTATCACATGTGCTCATGGACGGAGGTAAACTCTCAGTGCCATTTGATAGATTGAACGAATTTTACGATGCATACATTAAGGCTGTAAAGTCGGGGGAAAAGGTGTGCGTCGTTGAACAAAAAACGGATACGTATAACTTTTTCGTCGATTTAGATTATAAAGATGACGAAGATATACCGTTCGAACGGTTAGAAGAATACGTACAAACGATATGTGACCGCGTGACCCATTTTGGGGGGGAAGATGTTCTCATTTCTGTTGCAGAACCAAAACCACACGGTAACACGATCAAATATGGAATTCACATGAATTGGCCGGGTTTTGTTGTTGATCACGGTTCCGCGATGGCGTTACATTCACACGTCGTCTCATCACTTTCACTACTTTTTCCCGGAAAACCATGGAATGATATTGTCGACACTGCGGTATACGGCGGTGGAAAACGAAACGTAAAGGGGAGTGGATTTAGAATGCCATGGGCACATAAATATGTAAAGGGTGAATATCAAGGAGAATATAGACCGGTACTCAACTATACACACAAAAATGGGAAACTCTCTCGTATTTTTGATAGAGAACCGAGTGTAGAAATTATGCACATGGCAACCCTCCGAACTGAGCGAACCGACGTCGCGGTCGTTGAAGGTTCTACACGTGATGAAGGTTCGTTTACACTAAAAGAAACTAAAAACGTTTTCCAGAATGAAGCGACAACTCGAGACATTGAACTTTTTATTCAAAAAAATATGGATGGTCAGGGGTCTGCGATAGTTACAAAAATATTTAGCGATAAGAATTCATATCTCGTATCAACAACATCTAAATATTGTGAAAATCTTCAACGGGATCACGGTTCAAATCACGTATGGTTTCGTATAGAAGGGCGTGTAATTTCACAAAGATGTTTCTGTACGTGTGAAACGATGAAAGGGAGGCGATATGGGTTGTGTAAAGATTTTTATGGTAGAAAGCACACGTTATCGGATAAGATATTTGAAAATCTATACCCGTCCGGGTACACACCACCTATCTTTTCAACTCCCCAAAATACATGCATGCCGTGTCCGCCAGAGAAGAAGGAGACACCCGACGAGTGTAATGCAAATTTACAAATTTACATAAACAAACACATGATACGCGATGGTAACATATGTGTGAAGAGTGTTACAAAAAAGAGTAAAAATATTCAATGGGTCAATACCGATTTAGCATGTACTACATGCAGTAAATCCAACATACAATTCAAAATTTCAAGGGGGAAAATTATACAGTCCTGTGCGTGTACGTCACGCGAGCATAAATTGTCAGATAAAATAATTGGACTATTATAGATGCTCGTCTTCTTATTAATAGGCGCGTTTGCGTATATAATATCAAAAATAACCAAGTATGATACGTCTTTGGATGCTATAGATGGTGTTATTAAGGAAACACACATGTATTCGGGTGTAGATGAACAAACGTATCGAACTTTTTTAGCATTAATCCAAATAGCGAAAGAATACAGGGGACAAGTTAAATTTTCACAAATATATCTCGAAAAGGCTCTAAAGACTCTTAATGATATACCGCTTTATATGTCACCCATGGACGCCGACGTGATGAATGAACTTGCGGGTATAGCATACCGTTTAGGGTTCGAGTTTGAACAAGTCCTTATGAAAGAGGCACTCAATCAAAAGATCGATTTTACACCTAAATACATTTAAAAGAAAAGAGCACGTTTAAATTATAATGACCAGTCAACCTGTCGTTCGACGTTCGTCTAGGATTACAAAAGCACCCGAACGCATGAAACCGACTGAACATGTATGTATGGACGATTTTGATGAGGATGAACATGACACTGATTCTGATGTATCAGATGAAGATTTGTGTGAATCTGAGACAGATGAAGAGTGTGACGAGAGTGATGAAGATGATGAAGGAAATTTGAAAGGATTCATCGTCGACGACGATGACGATGATACTACCGATGAGGATTGTGAAGCTTAAAAAGATACTTTTAATATTACATAGATGGAAACTGAAATAGGAAACCCTATAGAATATAATCCACAAGTTATGAATAAAGAACCTGACGACAGCGAACCTTTAATTAATCATATACCACAACAACAACAAACCGACGAACAATATTATTATCAACAACCTCAAATGCAGTACATGCCACAACCACATCAGGTACCAGGTATGAATAAACCATCCGATTTTTTAGCTTCTCTCGATAAATCAGCTTATATCGTTATTTTTGCTGCGTTTATACTAGGCTTCTTTATGGGCAAAACTATGCAACCAGTTATCCTTCGCCATGGGTGAAAACGGTGCGTAATCATTTACAGGTTTTGTAGGATCAACGAGTACTCTACTGGTAATTACTGGGCGGATAACCCCTTCATTAATTATTTCAGACGCAACTTTCTCTTCGTCGTATGTATCACTTATATTTGTAATGGGTAAATTATGAGACGCTTTTTTATACACGGATATATATCCGACATTCATCGTATTATTAAAAGGGGATATTTTAATAATATGAATTGTGAATATATTTATTTTTAAAAATATACTACTATGATTATTTATTTTTTTATTTTTTTATTTTACTTTGAAATATTTTTTATTTTTTATTTGTACCACGTCGTTATAGTTAAACATTTTTTGTTTCTTCTTCCTCTTCCTCCTCGGTGATAGTAGATGGAGACATTGCTTTCATGGCAAGTTCCCGTGCTTTACGTCTCTCTTCAACTTCAACTGTAACAATCATATCAGCTTCCTTTACCAAGTCCTCCATAGATGCATCGGGTTTTTCACGCTTTAGACGCTCAATAATTTCACCTGGGTGGCTGAGAGGTGCTTCATCAGTCTTGTTGTAATACTGAGAATTCACATCACCCGGTTTATGAAAGTTGTCCTCACCCTTAGCATTCTTAACCGCCATCATATCACTTTTACGTTCGTTGAACATCTGAGCAGCCATGGCTTGGTTCTCCTTGTATCCAGTCATGAGTTCTTCCAATTTGGAATTCGTGTAATGCGCATCTTCGATCTTTGAAGGATCGGGGGGGATAAGAAGCCACTTATACATGTCCACGACATAAATGTCAAACGTCGAATCTTCCTTTTGAAGACGCTTAGCGTGGTTGGCAGCTTCATCGCGCGTATTAAACGCACCCCTGATTTTAACGCCAAACTTATCATTCTTTTGGGGAGCTTCCGGTCCAACAACCGACATACAAGCGAACAGCTGTCCGGGCACGGTAGTATAATCCTGTTCCAAAGACATTGTATATTATATACTATTCAAAACTTTAAGTATACGACTTAAGTTGTTGTGATATTTAAAGTTTGTATACCAGTGTAATTATGGAAGAATTACGTCGTTTACATAATGATGAGAAGAGAGCACTTATAGAGAGTGTCTGTAGGAAAGGTGACAGTATTCTCGATGTAGGATGTGGGTTCGGCGGTGATCTTCAGAAATGGAGGAAGATGGATGTCAATATCAACATGTGCGAGCCAAGTATAGATGCGTTAGCTGAAGCTCAGGTGCGAGCGAAAAATATGAAAATGCGCGTCAATTTCTACCACGGGGATATTCATGCATGTCCAAATAGAAAATACGATGTCATATGCTACAACTTTGCACTTCACTATATTTTCCAAACACGGGATCTTTTTATATCCACCATGCGAGAAATAAAGAAACGTATGAAACCTGGTGGTGTGTTTATAGGTATAATTCCAGACTCGGAACAAATTATATTCAAAACACCTCTACACGATTCGTATGGGAATTTTTTTAAAATGAAGGGTACCAGTAACGGTGATTTTGGTGAAAAATTATTCGTACACTTGACAGACACACCATACTACGCAGATGGACCAAAAGCCGAACCTATCGCACATAAGGATATATTTATTACACACATGGAGAATAACGGGTTTCATATGAATACATGGAAAAACCTCAGGGGTAATCCAATATCCGAACTATACAGTAAATTTATATTTACATATAGATATGATAGCACTGGTCGTATTATTACTACTTAGTGTGTATATACTAATAAACAAACGGGATGACCCTATACTCATGGAAGTGAAAGATAAATACAAAATATTCAGG